AAGTGAACTGTCCGATAAACATCGTAAGGTATAACGAGCCAAAGGCTGTTGACAGTCCACTTACGAACAAATTTCATGCCTTTTCTTGCTTCTCCGGGGAAAAAACATTCCCAGCTTAGTTCTGAAAGATTTTTACCATTCGGAACACTAACCTGACCTAATTTATAGATATCATATTCTGCAAACTTACCTTCGATTGATGATTCAATTTCTTCAGGAATGATCGGAATTTGTATCTTCTGATCATTCCCTTTTGAATTTTTTCCAGTAATATATATGTCCATTTACATTACCTCCGCTGTTCTGTTACTTGCCGTTGATCCGATTGCATCTGCGATCGCCTGCATAATAGCATCTGCGATCTCTCCTTTAGAGTTTTTGATAGCATCAACTATGCCGTCATTTCCAGATGCATTGACGCTGATCGTAATACCACCAACATTGATCACTGGCTGACTGCTACCAGACGAAGCTTTTCCAGATCCGGATGATCCTCCAACAAGTCCACCTTTTGCATGCTTTGTAACGCCTAAAATCTGTCCTGCTTGATTCCAGAGAGATAATGCACGGCTTCTATGTCTAGAAAGTGGAATGACCATTTCGTTTCCTTCTTCTCCTAATTCAGAAACGATATGACCTCTGACCAGACTACCCTTCGCATTATGAAAGAACTTTCCATTTTTCGGTAAGGCTGTCTGTACTTTCGGTGCGGATGATGTCTTTTTGCTTGTTTTCTTTTTACCAGATTTTGAAGAACCGCTATTACTTAGATAACTTCCACTAGTAATACTTTTGATCGCACTTGCTTGTGCAGCGGTTGTACTTGCTGCGGATGCAATCGTTGAGGCTGCGGATGCTAAAGCACCTGCAAGTGATAATGCAGAACTTCCAGCACTTTGTAAGTTGCCACCAGCTGCAAGCGACATAGAACCCATCGTTCCCAGCATTCCTCCAGCTGTTGCGGACTTTCCACCTAAGCTGCTGACTTTTCCACCAGCTGCATTCGTAGCACCTGAAAAAATCTTTGTCGTCTTTGATCCAACATTCGTTTGTTTTGTGTTTTTCTTATTCTCCTCGTAAGCTTTCTGTACGGAACTTGCCAGTTCTTTGTATTTTGCTCCTTTTGGATTAACACTGCTAATACTGTCTTTACTGTATTTCCAATATTCCTGACTCTTTGCCGTCATAGAATTACTGTTTTTCAGTGCATTCTTTCGGCTGGATACAAACTTTCTAAGGGAGTCGCCGAACTTATTTCCTTTTGTGATTGCACCAATTCCACCAATTCCAGCACCAATAAATGCTCCCGGAACTGCTCCAACACCACCAAAGGCAGCTCCTATGGCTGCTCCGGCGGCTGCACCACCTCCAACCATTCCAAATTTCGTGCCACCTCTATAGGCTTCCTTCTTCTTCGTGGCTGAATCTTTTGAGGTCACTGCGTTATAAATATTACCAGCTGCACTTCCTATTCCAGCAATCCCTAAAGCTCCACCTAATAAAGATGCACCTCCAACGGCTGCTGCTCCACCAGCGGTCGCTGCACCTGATCCAAGTTTTACGCCTAGATTTCCAAGCCATGCTTTCCATCCAGTGGCAGCTACGGTTTCTCCATTTTTCAGCGTGACACCAGAACCGCCTAAACCAAACAAGCCACCCGGTGTCCTTGTAGGTCCAGATGGTGTTTTCGGTTCAGTTTGTTGCATTTTTCGCTTTACGCTTTCTGGTAACCAGATTTCTTTATTACCTGTCGGATTTGTTCCCGGTATTGTAGAATTTCCGTTTCCAATTCCTCCGTTCACATTTACAACTGCCGCGGACACATTGATTGTTCCAATAGAATCTCCCAAAGGATTTGTTTTTCCTCCACCTCCAGAACCGCCAGTGATCAGATCGTATAGACTTTTTCCACCTTTAAACAGCTTTAGCCCTCCAGATAATCCAAGAAATCCAGCTAAATAATCTGCGATACCAGCTTTATCTCCGCCTGGTAACAGATCCTTAAGAGATTCCTTGAACCAGTTTCCACCAGCTTTTGCAATATCTTTTCCAATCCCAGTAATCTTTTTAACGATCGCCGGTCTTCCTTTAGAATCCCACCACTTAGAAAACGGATTTACAATCAGTTCATCCCAAGCAATACTAATCTTGCCACCGATTGAAGCATTTTGGAATTTTGGCATACTAATAAGATCGTCGATCTTATCTCCAGCCTTTTCAAGTCCCTTGAATACAGATGTACTTGCATACTCTCCAAGTTTTTCAAGTGATGTTCCAGCTTCTTTTAGTTTTGCATCGGATTTATCAAGATAGTCTGCAAATTCTCCTAAACCTTTCGTTGCTCCCTTCTGGAGACCTTTTCCCCATTTAGAAACAATGTTTATGTCGAACGTATCTTTAATATTTGACATTAATCCAGAAACCGTCGAATTAGATGTTTTGTCCATCATTCCATCAAATTCTTTCAGCCCATTAAGGATTGTCTTAACTGCTTTGTCTCCACTGATTTCGCCCTTTTGAGACATTTCTCTGATCTGGGCTATGGATTTACCCTCTGCATCAGCAAGATACTTCCATGCGTTTATACCGACATCTGTCAGCTGATTCATGTCCTCTGCGTTCAATCTTCCGTTTGTTTTCATCTGACCTAAAGCTCTGGATACTCGAGAAATACCCTCTTCTCCAGCTCCAAGTGCTGCGGATGCATTACCAATCTTCGTCAGGTCAGGAATAATGTCTTTATCAGAGAATCCATAAGCCAGCATCCTTTGTGCATTTGACACTACTGCTGATGTATCAAACGGGGTAACAGATGCAAATTTCTTCGCACTATCCATAAACTTCGTAGCTTTCTTTTTAGATTTCAGCATTGTTTCAAAGCCAATTTGATATGTCTGAAATTCGTCTGCTAATGATACTGGATCAGCTATCAATTTCTTTGCAGCAATTCCAGTCATAACTCCACCAGCCAAAGTTTTTAGTGAAAATATAGAATTCTTGATCTTAGATATAACACTTGGGATTTTTTTGATCTGACTTGTTACCTTGTCATTGATTTTTAGGACTGCTGAAAAAGTCTTTCTACCAAAACTCATACCAGCACTCATAGCTTTTTTGATCCCTGCTGTTGCAGTGTCTTTTAATCCAAGTTTTGGAGTCCAGGTCTTTTTACCGAGCCCGTCTCCCTTTTTACCAAACTTGTCAAGGACTGGACTTGCTTTATCTTCAAGTCCTAATTTTGGCTTTGCACGCTTCTTTCCAAGCTTGTCCATCTCTCGTGATGCTTTCTCTGCATTCTTCCCTGTTTGCTGTAGGCCAGAAGACGCATGGTCGGAATATTCCGATACAACATCGATCACAATTTCTTTGTTTGCCATTTATGCATCGCCTCCTTCCATAGCTGTTATAAGTGCTGCAAAGATAAAAGCCCTCTCTCCTTCTGGGAGATCAAGGGCTTTTGATGGCAACATTCCAGTCCGTAAATAATTTTCTGCGAGCAGAGAAGCTAACGGACTGGACTTAATTAGTTTTTTGCATAATCAATGACATTTGTACCACTGCCGGATAACTCTTCAATCTTGTCGCTGACTGCTTCAAGTTCTCCAGCTGTAAGAATTTCCTTAATGATCTCTGCCTGTGTCATAACCATGTGACCAGCTTTGTTCAGTCCTTCTTTTAATGCTGGATTATCCCAGAATTTTGTTCCATCACTTTCCGGAACTGTTGCAATGTAAATCTGCCATGCCATGTAATCTGCATTGCTTACGCTTTTCTCAATTAATGGAAGTGATGCTCCACCCGGATTCGGCATATAAGTTGTTGCTCTCTTTCTGCAATCAGTGATTTCATCAAAAGATAATGGACGAATATCGAATTTAAACAATTTCTGTCCGTTTCTTTGAATATTTAATGTCTGGCTTACCTCTGTCTTATACTCTGCTGCCTTTAACAGACCAGTGATAAGGTCCATTTCATTTTCTTCTGTTACATTGATATTTGTTTTCTTCTCTGCCATTTTCTTATCCTTTCTTTATGCTGCCAATGATTTAATACAATCTGGTACACTGTTAACAATAAACTGGCACTGTCTCTTGATGATTTCTCCCGGTTTTACTTCCAGAATGTTTGTATCTCCATCAGGAATACATTCATCTAACAGATATTTACTTTCGCCACCAGCAAGTGGTTCTGTAACACCGCCCTGTAAACTGAATGTAGGAATTTTCCCATTTTTAATCGCTTCCAGCATTGGTACGATCGTCAGATCATCTCTTACTACAGCTTCAGTGAACGATGCTGTAAATTTAACACTGTCTGGAACTCCATATGTCTGTACATCTCCTGCCGGATGGAAATCTACGTTTGAAAAATTCATTCCGATTGTAAACTCTTCCACGGATGCAAACCAGATGGAGACTCCATCCAGTGTAATAAAAAGCTTTCCGTCTTTTCCTGTCATCAGCTTTCTAGTATCAAAACCTTTTCCACTCATCTATATAACACCTCCTACTGTGCGATATACTGGAACTGATATGTTAAGTAGATCTTTTCCATGCTGTCAACGTCATCAATGCGGATAATAAAGTATGCATAATCAGCTGCATGTGGATTTTCTGTATCCTCATAAAATTCGTAGGTATCTAAGATCTTTCCTTCTCTGTTCATTTCAGCCAGTACTTTTTTAGCTTCCTGAATTACATTATCAACGCCTGCTGCATTGTTGCTGATCTTACCGATCAATGGTTCTAATGTACGATTGATACGGTCAAAAGCTTCATAACGGACAGCTGTACGTTTGATCTTCTTCCATCCTTCGTCATCGTCCTCATCCAGAACTGTATATGTGTTCACTCCTGAATCAAACCAGACCTGTCCTTCCTGTCCTTCTGACAAAAGAAGCAATCCAGATTTGATCGCATCGACATATTGTTCATTCGTCAGCTGTTCAATGCATGACTCCGCATCTGGAATCTCTGTATGTACAATTGATGTACTTGAATCTTTGCATCCAATCACACCTGCCTGAACTGCTGCCGCAAGGTATCCTTCCACCCTATCTCCGGCAGTATTATAATATCCGCTACCGCAGTAAATAAAATATGGTGCATTATAGGATTTTGCATTCGTTTTTCTTGTAGCAAGTGACTTTCCTGCCGCTTCTCCAAGTACGCAAACACCCAATGCACCGTTTGAATGGATTCTTTCCATGTATGTCTTCGCTAATGCTTTAACATCTTCTTCGACTGTATCAAGCACCAGTACATTCCAAGCATAAGTTTCAAATGCATTAAACGCATTGCTGTAATCTTCTGTTGTGACTGCCGGTGCTGATCCACCAGCCAAAGCCTGCTGTGCAACCGTCTGCATGATCCCGGATGCTCCAGAAACAAGTTCTGCGGATAAATACTTGCTGTCTTTCATTGCTTCCACAAGATTTGCAGCCTCATTTACATCCGCACCAGCGATAAAGCTTACTTTCTCAACAAGTGTTGCCCCATTGTAAACGGAACACTCTTTTGTCGTTTCATCTCCTAATTTCTGTTTTACAGTTACGGAGAATTTCAAAGCGGTTGGATATTTTGTCTTTAATGTAACTGCATTTGTGGCTGTGGTTGTCTGTAAGGACAGGCTTCCTTCTTTACCACCAGTTCCAAGACGGTAAAGATATACCGTGTTAGCACCTGCATCAAACAGTTTTACCGCTGCATCGATCGTTCCACTCTCCATATAAAGTGAAAGAAGATCACTCTTTGATGTGATCTTCTGAATCTCTCCAACTGGACCAAAATCTGCATGAACCGGAATACAGAAAACTCCGTTCATTGCGGATGCTACACCATTATTTGTGATCTGCTCATGTCTGCGATAAACTCCAGCTCTTTCCTTTTTCTCGCCTTTTAAAAATAATCCGGACAAGTTCTTATACCTCCTTCTTCTTAAATGTATCTACAAGTTTCTTTGCTGTGCTCTGCGTTGCTTCTTTAACACCTGCCCTTGCAAATGCTGTTCGGATAATATCTTGTGATACTCCTAACACCTGTGGATTTTCTGCATATTCATCCACAGTATAAGTAACTTCTGGCACTGTTTTTGTTTCGTCTTTCTTTTCTGCCATTGTTTCCTCCTAACTTATCGTAATTGTCTTTAATTCATCGACTGTTTCAACATCTCGTAGCTTTCCGTACTGACCTCTTACCGTTACCTGTCCATCTTTTAATGGATCAAGTTTCGTGCTGTATGCCAGCTGATTTACAAAAAACGGCGATCCATCATTCATAACGAACCGCTCTCTTTCCTGTAAATCTTGCAGCAAGTTCATAACAAACTGATCAGCATTTACATCCGATCCGGAGATCACATGTACCTTGATGTTGTTTGTAAACCATGTACAAGCATATGTCGATGGGAACGTTCCTGGCTGCATAGAATCCAGTCTAGTATAAACAACCACTTCTTCATCATCCGGCTTCCAGATTTCGTCAAGTTCCGTGTTATTGATCACTGTCACGTTCCAGTTCTCATCAATGTGCTTTGCCAAAGAACCGACTGCATCCAGCGGAAGGTATGAATGTTTTGGAAAAGCATATGCATCGAATGTCAACACTGATCCACATACTTCTACATCCATTTGCCCTTCGATTGCTTCCTGAAATGATTCTGACTTTCTCCATACAAGAGAAATCGTTGTATCTTCATCGGTCAAGAAAACTCCTTCAAACGCTTTTTTCAGGATCTTCTTCGCTTCAAGCAAGTTCTTATATCCTTGATTATTAAACAGATACGCTATTGCAATCTCCATCGTTCCAGAAACCTTACGCTCTGAATCATCTTTCAGATTCAGCCCATAGATGATACGCCCATACTGCGAACCATCCCACCTTGAATCAGAATCATCAGGTGCCTGATCCAAAAATATTGCTGGTCCATTTTTGAACGTAGCCAATCCGTTAATATTCAGTCTTTTTAAGTACTTGAAAATTATTTCTTTCATAGAGTTACCTCAAAATCTGAACCGAAGATCTTTACAATCTCCGGCTCTGCTTTCTTCTTAATTGGATCAATAAATGGTCGTTTTGCCATCTTTTTTGTGCCACCTTCCAGCCATTCAGCGTGTTTTGAATTACTTTTTATCCGGCTTGTAACTTGATCTCCTTCAATCAGAGTTTGATCATCCCAGTCCTGACGTAACTTTCCAGACTGTGGTGCTGGTGTTTCTCCCGGTGCGGATGATCTATTCGGAAGCCGTTTGTATTTCTTTCCAGAACCGCCTTTCGACAATACTTCGATCTCAATATTTCTAAGGGTGTTTGTTGCCATTGCACCCTTTCGCATCATCTCTCTTTTGATACTTTCATCAAGATTCTTTGCACATGCTTGAAATTCAGCTTCTACGCCCATCTGTATCACTTCTTTCTAATACATAATAGATGGAAAACTGCCCTGTTCCAGCTGGATCTTTTGTACCCTTCACGATAAACTTACGATCATGGCACGGATCATCGCCAAGCAGTAACACATCGTTCTTACTTAGCTTAACCACTGGATGGTAAGACACAATCGTATGACTGATCGGAGTCTGGTTTTGTTTCCAGATTTCCATTGTCTTCATATCTGCTTCGGCTAGTATACCGTCTATGATCGCATCAGGGGCTTCTTTTTCATCGCCCTTTACAACCATGCCATCGTCCATGACTTCTGTATCCTGCCAGTAAACACGGAAAGACTGCATATATTGATATGGTCTACCGATTGATGTCATTTTCAAAAGCGTCCACCTCCAGGATGATTCATCATTCCAACGTAAAAATACTCTCGTTTTTCATTCTCATACGGCTTGATTCCAACACTGGAAGATGCAATTTCTTTTTTCAGATCATCATAAAGCTGTTTCCAGAAATTCATTCGATTACCAAAATTAAAAGAGACAGGACCAACACTGTTGTCTACGTCCTGTCCGTATTTGAACATCATATGTTCTAGCAATTTCAGTTTTGCCATCTTAAAATTGTCTGGATACTGCTCTAATACAGCTGTGATCTCTTCATCGGAAAGTGCAGCTGACATTTCATCCTTTGATACATCAGTATCCGCCAATTCGAACCGCATCTTCATAACATCATCGGAATTGATATCTTCTGGAAAATAGTTATACGTCATTCTCCTCGCCACCTTCCGGCTGTTCTGCTGGTTCTTCGGTTTCTTCTATTGCCTGACTAATATCAATATCAGTGGAAAGATCAGCAAGTCTTGTTTCAACCGCTGCCTTAATTCCTTTTCTTGAATCAATCTCATGCAGCAATTCTAAGACCGGTACATCTTCCTCTGTCATGGTCGCAATCTCAATTTTTGCCTCATCCATTGTTTTCTGGATGGTTGCAAAGAACTGTGATAACTGCTGTGCGTTCATTACAAGCTCGTGCTTTGATTGTAATAACGGAATTGATAAAGTGTTAGGGTTAACACTTAAATTCTCTGTATTTGCTCCATTTACACTTGCTGCTTCTGCAATGTGTCCAGACTTCTTTAAGAAAAGAGAGCGTCGTTCATCTACGACACCCTCTGGAACAATTTCTCCGACCTTATACTGCCTACCGCAAAATTTGACTGGCTTTAATGCAACATAATTCATACTAAGCACCTCCTACTCAGCTACACATCCTGTTAAGAATGTTGCGAGATCATCGGAAGTCTTTTTCATATCTGTTGCCATAAGTCCTTCGATGAACTCTGTATGAGTTCCACCTTCTCCGTCATACTGTGATGTAGCCATCCACTGTCCGTTTCCTAACATATCCCATGTATAAATGTATCCGGCGGATGGTTCTTCCAAAGATACTTCTTTTGGTGCATAAGTCATTAATGCACTGCTGTCGTCAAAGACAAACTTCATATCGGCTTTCTGACCGATCTCTGCTGCATTATATGTTGAATACAATACTTTAACCTCTTCAAAGCCGAGGACCGCTGCAATTACCTGTTCGTCTACAAGTGCTGGGTTTGGTGTTGATCCTGAACCAACAACTCGATCTAAGAACTGTGGATGATTCTTGATTGCTTTAAATGTCTTATATCCTAAGCATAATTTGTTTGGTAATCTACGTCCGTTTAAAAGCATTTCCTGTTTCATATCGTCAAACGCACCTACGATATCAGCATTGGCATCGTCGAAACGCACGAACTGTTTAGATGTTGAAGCTGTTGTTTCTCCTGTCTTAACATTTCCCCATGCATTAGCATTGAAAAACTTGTTTGCAAAGATCATATCAAGATGTAAATTCATCTGCTCCGAAATCTGTCTTACCTTTGCACGTCTTGGATCAATCGTTGCTGGTGCTCCTGTTCTCTGATAATCCAGAGATGTGATGTTATCTACACCGACAATAACCTGATCTACCTCGCATTTGTAAGTACCATCTGAGTGAGAAAATACAGCTGGATCTACTTTGCCGTATTTAGGCTTTCTTCTTACCTGATCTTTTGCAATCTCTTCTTTGTTGAAAATGTAGTAATTTCCTGTACTTGCCTGTACTGGAAGGATTGGAAAGATACTTGGTGCAACGTTCATTCCCGGTGCCTGAAAATAGCTCATTGCCATGTTAGTTAAGTAATAATTAGGTTTCCAGCCTTTCGCAATATCAACTGCGATTGCTGCTGCGTTATTATGTCCTGTGCTCATTTATTCTATTCCTCCTTTATTTACGCTTCGTATCCAGCATGGATGATCGCAACTCTTACGATATCTCCTTTTGCTGTTGCCGGTGCAAGTGCCATAGCTAAAATGTACTGCCCTGTGGTTGCCTTCTGACATAATCCCTCTGCATCAACAGCAAGGAAATCTCCAGCCTCAATCTTTGCACCAGCTGCCCACATGCCCTGATTTCTGATCTGAACAGTAATATCATCGCCTTTGGCTACTGTTTCATCTCCAAGAAGCACAATTCCTGTTGCTTCCTTTCCGGCTTCAGGAATTTTTGCTCCATCTTTTGTTAATAAAACCGCTACGGCTGTTTTGAGTTCTGCTCCAGCTGTAACATTGATCACTGGACTTCCACCAGTTGGATTGTATTCATATGTTCTGTTTGCCATCTTCTCTGTACCTCCTTTCTTATTTATCGAACATTGCTCTTAATTCAGGATCATTCTGCATAACGATATCCTGTGCCTGTGCATCAGTAAGGTTTGGCATAGACTTTTTGATCTCTGCTACCTTTGCGTTCATCTTTGCAACACCTTCTGTATCGTCATTTCCTGTGTGAGCTCCACCAGATTTACCGATTTCCTCAAACAGACCTGATTTCTGAATTACCGCAAGGTTGTTATCCATGGATGCAATGAAGTTGTTATACGCTTCATCGGATGTTGCTTTCATGGATTTCAGAACTGGCACTAATTCCTCTGCTTTTGTTCCTAAGAGTTCATACTTCTTAGCAACTTCTTCTAAGGACTTCTGTTCTGCTTCCTCTGCTCTCTTCTGGATTGGTTCCATGATCTTCTTCATCATAGAAGTGAAGTCCTTTGTAACACCTTCCATTGCTTTATTCACTGCTTCCTGAACCTGTCCATCAATATCAGCTCTTTTTGCAGTATCCTCTTTTTTTGCATTTGCATCATCCTGTAATGCTTTTAATGCTTCTTTCTTTTCTTCCTCTGTCATATTTGAAATATCAAATGCCATTTCATTCTCCTTTTCTTCTTTTTCTTTGTTAATAGTTTCAGGATCGCAAGATTTCTCAATTACCTCTTGCATTTTTGCGATCTCAAAATCATCCGCAACAACAGTATCTTCTTTGTCTGTTGCTGCACGTTCTAATTTGATCCAAGACTTGGATGCATCATCCGAAAATGCCTTAAACTGATCAATGCTCTGTGCGATTGCTGCCTGTTTATCCTCACACTCTTTATCGAGTAGAATTGATACAATCGACTGCTCCAGAGAGTTGCAGGCATTCCAGATCTGATCCCTCACGTCGTAGATCTTCTTTTCATTCATTACATCATCAAATGATGTTGCTTCATCTTCCATGGACTTTCTGACATCTTCTGAATTTACTCCTAAGCTGTCACAAAACGCATTAAAGAATCGCTTGAAAAAGTTTCCCTTCGGTTCTTCTGCACCTCCTCTCTTTTTAATCAGGATATTTGCTTTCTGATCTGCTCCGATGTCTACTGCATCGATCTTTTTTACTTCCAGATCTTCCAGCTTTGTCTTTCCTTTTGTTTTCATGTTTCCTCCTTTCTAACGACACTTTTTCGAGTTTCAAAAACGCAAAGTGCAGTTTCAAAAACGCAAAGTGCAGTTTCAAACACAAAAAATAGACCAATTTGCATTTTTTGCAAAATGGTCCTTAGTTGGTCTATTAATTGAACTATTTAGCTATTTTTTGAACTAAATTTTAGATTTAGCTTAATTTTTAACTAATTTAAGACTAAATTTCAGTTTTTCCTTTCAGATTTTACTTCTTCAATGATCTTCTGAATCTTTCTTTTATAGTTCTTGTTCCCTGTCAGTCTTATGTGACTTTCCAAGGTTCTTAGATTTCTGGATGTTGGAACTCTTCTACGTTCCACGTTCTTCTTGATTGCGATCGCAACTCTTTTATTCCTACAGTGCGTATGATGCAATTCAAAGCAATCAGGGTTGTACACGATCCATTCATCCTGTCGGTGTGATTTCTTAATCTTAAGAATGAGATCATCTCCTAATCTGCAAACATCCAGTCATCCGCTAACATATCAGCTTGGCTCGCTAACCATCCCATCTGTACACCAGACGTGCCGATAAACGCAATTGCTTTATTTCCAATGTCATTGTGATCACAATTAACAATTGTTCCGTCTGCTGCTGTGTACGAAATACATGTTGCAAGCTGAATATACTGTTTCTTTCCATTCCATCCTTTTCGTGCAACCTTAAGTCCTCTCTTTAAATACTTAATAGCGTTGGAAAAATCAAAATATGCTGCACCACCTAACTCTGGGCAATTTTCTTCATCTGCGATCATCCATTCATCAGATGTAATATTTCCGAATGTATATTCAGGACATTTTGTTTCTCGAATATCAATGTCCTCGCCATCTTTCGTATGCATGATAATTGTTGTTTTGTCATTATCCCAGAACCAATATCCACCCCAAGATGGTAGCTTCACTTTTCCTCCGGATTTCATAATTTTGAATGCATCTCTAAATTCCATTATTCGTCCTCCTCAACTTCAATACGTTTCGCTTTGCCCTCAATTGAGAACATTGTATAAGTTCCGTCCTTAATCTTTGCCCAGACCTCATTGTCTGTGATGTGGAAACCAACCCACCAGCCTTCAGGCAACGTACCTTCCTCTATACCGAGAGTTTTCATCTTTTCCTTAGTGAATATAATACTCTCGATCAGAACGCCTGCACCGCCTCGCTCGTGCATCTCTCCGGCTTCACGATAGAACTCTACATAGGTATATGCTGTCTGTTCTAGTTCTTCCGGATCAATTAAATCGTTCTGGCGGTCAATCAGCTGATTTCCATTCTCATCGACTGCAATCTTAGCCCATCCAAAGACGTACTGCTTTTCTTCGTCCTTCTTAGTAATATCTACTCGATTCAAGGACTTTCGTATACTGTCCTGTGTCTGTGCTGGGGATCGTATATAATCGTTAAAATATCTCATGCTTCCTCCTTCTTATACAGCCGATCAAAGTCATTCTTACGAACTACATTTAATCGACCGACTGAATCTTTTACAACATAGTCTCCTATTCTTGCAACAAGTCTGCTGCCTTTATATCTTCGTGTATTAAAATAGACCGTGCATCCTATAACGGCTGTTGCTCCGTCTTTCTGTACACGATCTATCATAATTTCTTCGGTATTCATTTTCTTTGTGAACCAGTCAGGGGCGATCATATCAATATCAGGTGTGATCTGCACTGCCTGAACTGTCTGCTCTATTGCTTTGTACTTCATCATTCTTCTTTCTTTGCATATCGTCCAGTTCCATTTGCATAATGGATTCCGTCACAGATTTTCATAGTTACTTCTAACATCCCTAAAGGTTCAAACTGCCTACGAATATTTCTCGGAATTGTCTTATCCTTTAACCATTCATGCATGTCGTCCAGTAATTCAAACCATTCTTGTTCGTGTTCTGATACATCCATATCTTGTTTCATTAGCTGATCGAATCTTTCTTTTAATTCAAGATGTTTTTCCATTTTCTAAAGCCTCCATCCAGTGCGATACCTTCTGATAATCTTCAATATTTCCTGATAACATCATTTTATCATAGATCATATTATTCAGCCAGTCATACCTATCTGGTAACGGAACAGAAATAAGCTTCATTGCAAAATCATAATCATTTTTAAATAACCCAGCAACTTTATTTATATTTCTTAAAGCTTCTGTCATATGATCGTACTGTGATTCAAGAATTTGTATATTCTCTTTCTTGCTAATCTCCTGTGCTGCAAACTGTACCGAACCCTCTTCCATGTTCTCATACTGTTTATACATTTTATGATCATATTTTGTAACTGATCTAGCGTGTAACTGTTCATGTAACAAAATATGTGGGGCTGTTTCATGTCTGGTTATAATATCTCCGTTCCACTGGATACCATAAACACCAGAATCATCATCAACTACGACCTTTCCACTCCATGAGCTTTCAAGATCAAGATGTTTGTCTGCAATCTCTGACATTTTATTAGCATGGGTTTCTATTTCCTCTGTGCTGTACTCTCTCAGTTCATCTTCTTCTGTTTCATACTCTGCTGCCATGGATTTTGAATTGACATACATCACACAGCATTTACACCTCGGATGAAGCGGAGGAAGTAGCTTACCTGGGGCAAATTCTTCGTCCATTCCAACAACTTTTCCGTTCAGTTCTCTACATGTGCTGCATGTATTCTCACTGTCCGTTGCGGACCATTTTTTGTCCTGTGGTGGTAATATACCCTGATCGACAAGATTCTTTATATGCTGGTATCTGCCATACTCATAGGCAAATGCTCTTTCGGTCTGTGCAATCGTCTTAGCTCTTTCCCTTAACTTACGTTCAGCATACTTCGCTTGCTTATCCCTTGCCATCTGTTCGATCTTCTCTGGCTTCGTTCGAGGGTGTTTCTTCTCCAGCTCTGCCTTGATTGTTTCGTAATACTTCTTTACTGCCTGTGTCTGTGGCTTGGTTAATCCAATGCAAGGGCGTATGAATCTGGATAATTCATCATCGCTCATGTGTGATCTGATCCCCATTTCGATCATCGACTGAATTGCATCTTTCTGTACTCTGGTACAGTTTGTTACTAACTCAGCTGTATGATTCTCCAACCAATCAGAAACGGCCCAGTGATCGGCATCAAATTTATATCCAATATCAATGCCCTTGAGCTTATTCTCATTGGCTGCTGCTGCCTTCATGGCTTTGACCATTTCTGGAGCAATCTTTTCGGAAACCACCTTTGAATAGTCCTGTTGCCACGCTTCTACAGTCTCTTTGGAGATCGAGCCAGCTTGAATTGCTTCTCTGATCTCCTTAAAAGTCAAAACTGTTTGCTGATCCTTCCAGAAGCTAACCAACCACTTAACAAGTTGAGGACTGCTGTTCGCTAAGTACCTCTCCAACGCTTCTTTAACCTCGTTGGGTGTCTTGGGTACTCTCTTCTTAACCTTTCGGAATAGGAACATATAATCAGCTCCTTCCTAAACGTTTTTTGGCTTCTTGTACCTTTTCATCATCTTCGGCAACGTCTTGATTGTCCTCTGGATGTACATTATTTCCATTTCCCTGTGATCCAAGATCATTTGTCTGCTGATCTTCTCTATCAGGATCAATGAACCTTTCATCCTCAGATACCTTTGGTGGCAAATTACCAGCCTCTCGAACATATGTTTCCAGTTCGTCGTCTGGGATCAATACACCAGTGCCAACCATCGTCTGGATGTACTGTGCTAATTTGTTCATGTCGATCTTTTCAATATCTCCGTGAACCATCTTCGGGTAGTCTGTGATCCCCTTGAAATGTTCTCCGTTCAGGTCAATTAATCTTGGGATCGCTTGGTTATTAAACGCTTCACAGATAATGTCAAGGTATGATCCAATCGCTACGGCAAATAACTCTGTCTTATCATCGGACAATGCAAATGATCCAGTGTGTTCATGCCCCAACAGAATAAAATCCGCAAGCGTTGTCATTGCTATGCGGCTATCATAACGAGTTATGATCTCGTTCGTATCAATCTGTCTGCTTCCACCTGTGGAAACAAGCTCGAACTTAAATCCCGGTGGTAACACGATTCCAGCACTTTTGTCTTGTCGGACATTCTTTACCAAACTATAAGCCCAGGTTAACATTCTTGAGCCTTCGGGATCATCTGGATTATACAAGTCAACACCTTCTGGTGGTGTGACCATCGGTATACCAGCGAGATCTCTTTCAATCCCGATCCCTTCAAATTCCTGAATCCCTTTTTTAAAGTACCAGGAACGATAAGCATTTCTGAGGATGCTTCGTCCTTCTGGATTTCCTTTTCTGGATCTGGTTCTGAAATGGATTGCCTTTTCCAGTGGAATCGTATAAAGCCCAAAGTTTGGCGGTGGCATTTGGGTCATGCCGATAAGATTATCTTCATTGTCATACTCCCACTGATACAGAGAATCCTGTGATCGGATAGGAAGCTTTCTCCATCCGATTAAACCATCATCATATTTGCTGTTCGTCTTAGGATTTCCTGTCCGCCCTGATCTCCTCTTATATACGATCTCATGATACGACCAGCCGTATGTAAGGAATGATAGGATTTCAGAGACTGTATCAGTCCATGTGGTCTGCATATCATTCATGCAAGACTCAACAAACTCTGCTGCCTCTATGTCCTTTTGATCGTCTCCCTGTGGCTCTACGGAAAACTGTGCCTGTCTAAGCAATGTATCTAACGCAAATATGATTGCTCCAATCACATCGTCGTTAGATTCCATTTCTGTATATACCTTTACTCCTCGTTGTCCTCTCAGCTCTGGGAGAAATTCTTCGTAAAAGCTACCGCCCCACCGATTTTGACCGATGCGACCTATTTCATCATACAATGCTATTTCACCTCCAGTAACTATCTTTTGTTCCAACATCACTTCCTGGAACACTGATTGGTTTAATTTTGTTTCTGTAGCAAGATAAAACAACAGCATCTGCCCGGTCCGGAGACTCTCCGATGCGTTCTTTCATTGCTTTTTTTGATTCTAGTCGTATCTTCCCTGATGAACTAAGATCATATTTTCTCGCACTTAATTGTGCGATAAGCTCTGTATCATTTGGTAATACTGCTTCTTTTTCTTCTAACATATCTCTTAATATGGACCATGCATAAGATGTGATATCATGATATTTTTCTGCTGCTTTCTTGTCTGGAACGGCAGCAGAAAAATTAACCGGAACGATAACTACACCAGATAGCTTTCCTTCCGATTTTAATTCATTCAAACGATCTGTTACTCCTCCACCAAGACCAGTATCATCTATGATCACATATATTGTTTTTTTATATTTAAACTTTTCCTTGATATTCCTACACTCTACAACAACATCTCCTACAGTTTTCATTAGATCTTGACCATGCCTAATCTTTTCTAGTGTGATCTTGTTATTCATATTTCTTGCGATCACTGTGTCATCATCACCAAAACGGGCCACATCGACTCCCAAAGTGCAAATATCAGCTGGTGGTATCTCTTCCAGGATGATCGATGCTTCCAACATTTCCAAAGGCATATAAACATCATCATCCTGTTTAGGAAACAATCCTTTTACTCTGACTCTGACAACATTACTTTCTTCTCCATATTTCCTGATCAGAGAATCAATGTTGTCCTTATTAGTTCTTTTAGACTCTGCGGAGTTTACAGTGATGCAATAATATAATTTACGATCCGATGTATGGCTGTCGTAAAATGTACCGCTTGCTTTTGTCGGGTTTCCACAAAGTAGCAATTTATTATTTGATCCTGTCAGAGTACCTAAGATTGCTTCCATGATCGGATCTGCAACACCAGAAGCTTCATCAACGATAAATAGCATATTATCCTCATGGAATCCTTGCATATTTTCTGGAGTGGTTGCTGTTCTTGCTACTGCATACCAACGTTCTTTGCTGCCAATCATAGATATTTTTGTTTTGGTCCACTGTAGTATCTCCTTCAATAACGGAGATTTACTTTGCCACTTTGAAACCTCTGCCCATAGAACATCGTTCAACTGGTGCAGTGTTGGGGCTGTTGCAACAACTCTTGCATTCTCAAAACAGCTTAAAAACCATAACAATGTTGCGGCTTCAAATCCTGTTTTTCCAACACCCTGTCCGGATTTTATCGTTACTTTTGAATTATCTCTTAAAGCAAATGCTGCTTCTTTTTGCCATTCATCTGGATAAAAAAAAAGAACTTCTTCAAAAAATTGAACTGGATTCTGCTGCCATAAAGGAATACTCTCTACAAGGAAATCATGTAATACTCTATCATCCATCTGATTCCCTCGCTTTTTTTACAGCATCCATCCAAGATTGAACTGCATCTTCTCCTGTATCAGTTTCACTGTGTCTGATTTGTTCTGTCTTAGCTCTGATCTGCTCAATCTTAGCTTTCTGTTCAACTGTAGCAATATCCATATGATCTGCAAGCCATTGTAAAGCTTTCATCTTATCAACCAGCTTAATACTCGCTCCGTCTTTTCCTTGCTTCACTTCCGTAATCAACGTTCCATCAACATCTTCAGATTGTTTGAATTTCACAGTATTGACTTCTTTTTCGAGAACTTCTTTTTCTCCAGTTTCTTTGTTTTCTACCATTACTGGACCAAAAGCACCCATAACTTGAATATTTTCTCGCCCAAACGATACATAATCTGTCACATCTGCAAACGCAATATCCATGTACTTTTGAAAGATATCTTCCTGCTTTAGCAGTTCCCTGTTCATATGATTCTGCTTTAGCTGTTCAATCTCTTTTCTGATCACTGGATTCTTCATAAGCCTGCTTCCTAATACGGCAGCAGATGCATAAGTACATCCTGGATAAGCTTTCATGTAAGCTTTCGTGTAATTAAACATCCTAGATTGATACAAACAAAAAAGCTGCTGCTGATCGGTAAGTTCATCGTTGATCACGACCTGACTTACATCCTCCGCAACGGCTTCTTTTTTGTGTGCACCCTTTTTATTTTGTGTGCACCCCTTTTGGATGCATCCTGTCTTTTTGTTCCTCGACCATGCGTATCGTTTCTTCCACGATTTCACAGTATTTATCGAGACTCCATACTTGGCAGCAATGTCTTTATACTTCATTCCGGCTACATAATCGGATTCTGCCAATATGTAGTTTTTTTCTTCATTCAAACATTACCACCTTCTTTCTTATTTCTTAAATGGACCTCCGGGGACTCGAACCCTGGACCGATCGGTTATGAGCCGATTGCTCTGACCTGCTGAGCTAGAGGTCCTTAAATTTATGCACGAAAAAAGCACCCGAAGGTGCTTAATTCAATATATTTTGAGATTTGATTAACCTTTTGTTGTACGCGCAACTCCTAATATATTAGAAATTGCATCTTGTAATACTCGTGAATAATTAATTCCCGCTTTATCGGCTTCTACACTCATCCAATATGGAATTGTGCAGTTTTTCTTAACTGCTTTATTATCCACTCTCTTTCTGTACTCTGTAAAGTCTACATCTACAAGTGTTACTGTGTCTCCTGCTTCTACATTTTGAGCTTTTGAATTTGGTTCTGGAAGACTTTTTTTCTCATCTTCCATATCAATCCCCATCAATCCAATAGCATCTCTGGCCATTTCCATAGCCTCTGCTATTGTATCGCCTTCTGTAGCGATATCAAAATCAGGGATTTCTACATAATACCCTTCTTGATCCGGTTTTAAAATAACCGGATACGCTACTTTCTTTGCCATGTTTCCATTCCTCCTAAAATCTTGCCGTTTGATCCTTTTTTCATTTTTGTTTTTCATGAATCCACCAAGTCTGGGGCTTAAAGCCCCAGTTTCTTGATAATAGATTTAGCTAATCGCTCCTTAATCTCTGGATGTCTTGGAATTGGCTCAATTCTGTTACCATCTGTATATAGATCATGGTTCCCACCATTCCGTTTTAAATACCATCCATTTTTTTCAAGGAGTTTAATCAAATCTCTTCTCTTCATGAAAAACTCTCCTTTTTTTAATTTATATGTTTATTATACGTACAAAATGCGTATAAGTCAATAATTTTATGCGTATTTTGTACGTATATTTATTAGCAAGAAAAAGGAACATTTATGAAGTATCGCTTCATCTAATCGCTCTAGCCTATATATTAGCCTATTTTTTGCGAACGTGACCGAACATTTTCTAATTTTCTTGAAAAAATCTTGTATTTCTCATTCTGCAGCTGTCTTCTGTATAAGCTACTCGCCTTTTAGGGTGTAACTGATTCATCTTATGTGCTACCTGTAGCCACGTCATGCCATCAATGTAATAAAATCTAAACATCATTCTTAGTTCGCTCTTCTCAATGCTATTTATATATTCTTCCGCTTGATTCATGAGTTCCAGAAGTTCATTTTCTTTTTCGATCAACATAGCTTTTCGCTTATTAAGCAGCAGCTTCTTTCTGCTAAGTTCTGGTACTGGCATACCCTCAACAACAAAGTGCTGTATTCCACCCATGCCACCGCTTACTGTGTCTTTTACGGTTCCTTCTTCTGCTATCTTCCAGATCTGTCTTTCAGTTTCTGTAATTCTTCTCCTTAAATCTTTAATTTCTTCTTTCATGTCACAATACTGGATCAGTACGTTCTTGTCCACGTTCTCCCCTCCTGTTACGATTTATTATCTGCTGCCTTATCCGGTCTGTCATCTCCTGGTACTCCTGTTTGTATTGCACCTGATCGGCACAAATGCCCATGCAGATTATCTCTGCACAGGCTTTGCATGGATCCGTCATATTCTACGTCCACCTTTTCGTTTTAACTGGTGTTTTCTCATGATCTTCTGTCGTGTCTCAGAATAATACGGATGTGATTCTTTTTCTTTTCTTCTTAATTCCTGTTCCTTTGCCTTCCAGGAAAGATACTTCTCGCATCCTGTCTGACAAGCAACTCTCTTTGATCCGTGTGATCTATCTTTACAATTTAGGCACGGACAATCTCTATATGCCATTTATGTATCAACTCCTTATAATTTAGTTAACGGGCATTCCGTACATGGACTGTTATCTGCAAATAAATCTTCTCTATCATTTACAATAGTTGGATACTTGCAATAATCATCACACATCTCCTGCTTCACTTCTTCCAAGATGTCAGTTACTGTCTTCACTCTCTCATGATCCTCTTTCACGACACCTGTAAGATTCTCTGTTATTGTCATAACTCATCCCTCTCTTTCGCTGCAGCACAGAGTGACATAACTGCCACTCCTGCTACTGCTCCGATAAATAATCCACTTAAAAATCCTACGATCATAGATTAACCCTCCATCATATTTTCAAACCTGTATGTTTGCTTTGCATCAGGATATTTTTCGTGATCTACTTCACTCATAAACATCTGTAATGGTCTTGCATAGATTCTTTGCATTTCTTTTGTAGCAGCATATACTACAAGCAATTCATTTGTCTCCGTATGGCGAGCAACATTAAGGACAACATATAAGTTCCCTTTAAAGTGTTTGTACACTTCGTAAGGTTTTGGCATGTGTCGTCCATTTAGCATTTTCGCCACTCTTTCTATTTTCTCTATTGTCTTTCCCATATTCTTAACGCTCCTTTATTCCAAGTGGAATGTTACATTCTGCATGATTGATCCCAGTATCAAAAATTTAATAGCTTGATAGCAATCTTTTTTTCGGTCGGAATAAAAATAAATTCCATAACATACGATTGTTAGTGTTAAACTTAATACTTTTACAGCATCTTTTGTTGTTATCATTTCTTACTGCCCCCCCCCCACATCGTAAATCTCACATGATACTACTTCGTTTATTCCATTATCTGTTACTTCTACATCCACGTCGTATCCATGGTTTACCAGAGCATCAATGATGATACTCTGGATGGATTCTTCTTTTGTATGGATGTAGGCTTTTCCTAATCTTTGTCTTACTTTTCCCATTATTTTTCCTCTTTTATTTGTTTTTCCGTTTTTCAATCATTTCTTTGTGTCCTTCTTCTGCCTTTTCTGCATTATCATACATATCAACGTCTAAATCAGACCAATCAATAATATTTCCGTTTTTATCGCATTTGAATACCATCGTCTCGAATCCATGATCAAATGTATAACATGTATCAATAGCAACATATCCATGGTTTCTTGTATTTACAACATTTCTTAGCTTCATCATCTCATTTTCTCCTTAACTTTCTTTAACAATTTCATTCTTTCCAAACATCATTTGCTTCTTTCTCACAGTTTCTTTCCATGTAATATTCAAACAAAAACTCTTTCTGTGCCTTTGTATAATCTTTGCATGGATTTCTTGTTGCCATCGCAATCCCTTGAGTCGGATTATGAAGCAGTACCCACCCTTTCTTTGTTAACACATCTCCTGCTTCATAAAGCACTGGCTTTTTTTCTTCCGAATTTCTTTCTAAATATTCATAAGCCCATTTCTGATGTTCTCCCCATTCCACTGCATGGAATTTTCCATTTGGCTCTAACCATCCATAATCTTCAGTTGTATGTTCCTCTGTATCAAGCATTCTTTTCATATAATTATCTAAGGCTCTTGATACTACTGGTCGCAACTCTGGTTCTGTAAGATCTTCGTCAAGTTCAATGCCTATTTCTTCTTTCAGGTATCTAGGAATCATTTTCATCGCAACTTCCCAACGCCTTTTATATCGCTCTAGTTCATCTTTAACTTTCTTTTGCTCTCCTACAATTTTCCATACATTCATATCTTCTGGCATTTTCTCCTCATTTTCAGGTGGATAAATTTCCAAATGGTATGTTCCATCTCCTGTATTTCCTTTTAATGCTGCGCGTCCAAGCAAAAGATCTTCAGCATGTCTTATAATTTGTTCTTTAGTTTCATCAGTTCCATGCATGGAAGATTCCAACAGATCCATACACTTATCGTATCCTTTACCTTCTACATAAAACCATTCTCTTGATAGATCCGTTATAAATTCTCCATCTACATTAAATTGTAATGTACACATTTTTCACTCCTTAATCCATGTTCCAATAACATGATGCAAAGTTCTAAGACATCTTTCACACAAGAAAATGCTTGATCCATAATGTTCGAATCTTATTTTTAACATTTCTTGGTCCTCTCGTGATTCTTTGCCACATTCTGTGCAAGTTCCTCTTGCTTCTGTACCTTTTCGTTCACTTATTCTAATCACATTCATGTTCTTTCTCCTTCTCACACCAAACACACCCTTTATCACACTTGATACGAACCCTTAGCTTCTCCTGCTTGTCTGGACATAACTTCATGTCCTTAATTGGCTTGCCTGCGATCTCACAGATGTAGCCTTTAAATTCTTTCTTGTTTACCATACTGCCACCGCCTCATGTAAATGTTCTCTTAATACGTCTGCTGCCTCGTGCTGATCTTCATGTTCCAATAACCTGATCACATTTGGCAATACTCTACGATCTTTATCAAATGTAATATCTTGATTCGATGCAAGCATTTCTACATTCATGTCAATGTTGTATTTTGTTTTCAATTCCATAGCCATATCTACATATGTCACATAGTGTTCTGCATAACCATCTAATTCAAAATTCCATAAGGTGTTTTTGTCATATGCTTCTTTGAATCTTCGCAATCTTTTTTCTCCGAAACCTGAATCATGTGCTAATGTTGCAAGTACAACTGTCATAGTATTCTGATATATAGTCTCTGCTAAAATCTCGTATGCCTTTTTTAATTTGTCATTATCGATCAATAAGCCAATTCCCAGTGCTCCACGCATCTGCAATTCTTTTTGCAGTCCATCAACACCTTTTTCCTTTGCGATACCTAAGGCATATCTCATTCCTGCCATTCTGGCTTCTTGTTCTTTATCAAGCTTCCCCATTTTGACCATCCTTCTTTCTCATCATTGCAATATCATAAATTGTCTGGCAAATCTGTTCACATACCTCTTCTGCATGATCATCTTCTGTAAGCTGCCTTACATATTTCTTTCCGCAAGCAACACATGTTAATCGCCGAATCTGCTCCCATGCACTCCATGCTACGAACGAATTTCCCAATGCATTTGCCATTAACGAATCTGTTCCGGATCCATTTGCATCTCTAAACCATTTATTTCTTGGTTCTTGTAATACTTTCTGTGTATCTTCTTTGCATACACTCTTTTCAAGTTTTTCTAAAACTCTCTTTTCAACTCTATCTACGATCTATTGTTCTTTTTGCTCTGTCATTTTTATCTCCTTCTACTCAAACCGACCTGCACCGGATCCATACTGGTGCCACGCCGTGCATCTCATGCTCTCTTCTTCCTGCTTCTTTAGTCTCTCAGTTTCTCTCTTCTTCTCATCCAGGCACTCCTGCCGGTATTCATCATCCCATTTTTTCAATGTTGACTGGCTGATCGTTGTCAGCTCTGACAGTTTCTTGTAGCTTATCCCTGTTGAGATGATCAGCCGGACCATTCCTTTCTTGAAATTTTCTTTATATCTCATATCGTTTTCTCAGACAGCTTGGTTCTTTACCTGATACAACGCCTTTATCTCTGATCGCTGATCTGTTATCTTTTGCCCGATCTTATAAAGTCTTGTGATTCTTCGTTTTTTGATTTGGAAAATTGTAAAAAACTAAATCTAATATTTGAGAAATTACATTTAAAAGAACCCGAAAAAATATGTTTGGTATTGATTGCTTGGTTAACAGTTACTTGAAAAATCCCTCAGGTAAAGAACCAAACTGTCTGATCGTACTCCTTTACTTATGGTATCCGGCACAATTGCCTATATAGTGCCATCTTAAATCCTTGCACTTTGTCTCGTTTGCCCCCCTGTTAACTCAGGGTAGAAACGCTTATACCACCTCATCAATGTCTTATGATCGATGCCTGATGTTCTGCTGATCTCATTTGTGGACATACCATGTTGGATCCATAACTGTACAACACGTCTTTTAAATCCTTTGCTGTAATCTGCCATCAGTTCTCCTTTCTGCCCACTGCCTTAGGCAGCAGGCTCATGGCTTATACTGGCTGTTTCTTATGCGGTTAATAGTTACTGTGGTATATAATTCAGTCCATCCGGCTGATCTCTGTCCGCATATGTGATCATCTTTTTACGCCCTGTCGCTTAAGATCATCCCCAAAACCACAACTACCACGACTATTACTACGACTTTTTTACAACAATCTTGGTTGTTGGTTGCTACGGACAGAGATCAACCGGATGCCTTTGTTTTTTTCACTTAACTTGCAGCAAGCAACTTATTAATAAAATACTGCTGCCCTTTACCAGTGACCTTTGTAGTCTTTCTGATCTTTGTCGTTCCATCCGGATTTGTGATCGTTCTTTCTTCAACTTCAAACAATCCCATTTCCATGCTCTTTTGTGTTGGCATATTCCAACTTGGACCTCTTCTTTGGATTAAATATCCGTTATTTCTGAGTTTTTGAAACAGTCTGTTTTGACCAATATCAATTCCTTTTTGCTTAAGAATTTTTGCTAAATCTCCGATCAGAATAGAATCTTTACTCGCTGTTACTGCATCAGCAAAGATTTCTTTAGGCTTCATACGTTCATTGTCTTCAATCAACGTCGCATTTTCCGATTTTAGTTGATCAATAGTCTTATCCGCCATCTTCAACGCTCTAGCAAAGATTTGCTCTGGCGTGTTCCATGCTTTCTCGAGATCAAGGAAATACTGTCGAATCTGTTTCCCTTCTGGCGATCTCTGAATCATACATATCTGTTTTGCCATATCAATAGAAATTTCATGGTCAATATATGTAGTTTCGTTTCCTTGAGCTGTTAGTCTTTTATGACTAATAGCTTTGAAGTCTTCGTTTTCTGTAAAACCATACTCTTTCATTCTTTCAAACCACTTTGTATACTGGGTTCTAATATTCAGTTGTTGGTGCAAATCTCTTGCCGATACACAAGGCTGATCTGCATCATAATTAACAGAAATTAAATTATCCATACGTTATGTCACCTCCTAATTGTTTCTTTAATAACTGTCTTTCCAGATTCTCGTAATCACAATCTTTGACTTCTCGCTGTGTAAAATTGTGTATAGTTTCTTCTTTCTTTGGTTTCGGTGTTGATTTCTTCCGTTTCTTTGATGTAGGGAAGAAACTCTTATATCCTCCACCAAATGCTTTTCTTACAATGCCCAACTTATCAGAATCATTCTCAGCCAGAGAATCTAGTTCTTCTTTCAAGGCATTGATCTGTTCTGCAGATAATGTTGGTCCAGTATGATTCCTCATATCAAGATAAAGACAGAACTCTCTGTTCAAATCTGGATTGCTATAATAATATTTACTTTCCTTTACTTTACTTTCCTTTAGGGATTCTTCTCGGGAATTATCGTTATTTTTCTTGGAATTATCCGTATTATTCTCAGAATTATCTTCAAAATGGGTAACTTTAATAAAAGGTTCTGTTTCTTCTTCATTTAAAAGCCAGAACCTGTCGACTTTTATTGGATTCTTCTTAGCTCTTGTTTTTACTGCTAACTGAAATCTCTCCTGTATTCCGGCAGAAGTCAGGACAGCGTCCGACTGGAAAAGCTGTTTATCAAACATCGACCGTTCCAGTAAGAATGTCAAGACTTGCTTCACCTTGTCACTATTCATGTTCAGATCATCCGACACGATATAGTAAAAATCATCATCTACAATGATGTAATATCCATTTTTATAAATTTCACAAAGAAGATAGATAAAAATTGTGATCCCATCTGCTCCATATCTGGATTTCAGGATCTTTATCTTCCTGTTCGAAAAGAAATTACAATCCAAAGAAAAATATTCGATACCTCGTTTCTTATGTCTGGCCAAAACGATTCTCCTTTTTCTTATTTGATTTCTTCTATCTCTACTTCAACTCGTGGGTCCTCTGCATAATGCTTTTCCATATGCAGCGTTACCACCTGCGTATCATCTCTGTATGCTAATTTATTCAATGCATCCAGAATACTTTTTGCAATGTTATCAATGTCTGGTTTCTTCGTTGGAAACATAAGGTCTTCCAACATCTGCTGTTTCTTTTTCTTGCTTGTACTCTTAACGATCGGATAATAAGCTATGATCGTTACTTTTAAGGGCTGTCCGTCATTAAAAATGATGTTGTTTGATTCCTGCCTGTAACAGCACTTGATCAGATTCTCGTATAACATAGTACCTTCTGGCGTATATGAGGATGTTCCACCACCTTTACTACGGACAGTTCTTGCCCTGGCTTTTCCTTTCGGAGCACCAGGGACTGTAAATCTAACTGTCTCCATAACTGTTACCCGATGATCGTGATCACTTTCAACAGTTCTCCCGGTAAATTCTCTGTTAAATATTTCTTGATAGCATCTACTGCTTCATACTTCCAGAGGCCACCATCAGCTTCTACCAATTTAAACATTGGCTGTCCATCGGAACCTTCTCTGATTCGGAAGATAAACTTGCTTTCTGGCTGTTCTACTTCCAAAAATGTACGATATGGACGAAGTGTTACCGGATTCGGTACGATCACATCTTCTTTTCCGGCAATGCCTTTACTGATCGTAGCCTTCTGGCTGACTCCATCATCTCCATAGTTGGCCACTGTTTTATTTTCTACGTTTCCGGCAACTGAAAGAATCAGTTCTGTTTCATCACTCTGTTTAAAGGCAGTCTGCATGTTAATTACAAATGCTTCCTGATCATAGTAATGATCGAAATCAAAACCATTTGGATTTGTACCTACGCGGAATAATTCTTCTCGATTTCTTTCCTGTGTAAGACCAGATAATAATCTTACTCTTGTTGGAGATTCTACGTGAATGATCATAGATTCTCTTAACTCTTCGCTTTTTCCGCTGATATAATCAATCAGGGAATTAAGACTTGTAGCTGTCAATGGTTCTGCAAACTCTTCTTTGTCATATCGTGACATAGATTTATCGCAATAAGTCTTTCCTGCGATCTTTACAACGTGTGGCTCTCTTGCACTATCTGTCAGTTCTTCGATCTTTTCGATTGCTTCTCTTAAAAATGTGTTATCCATTGTTATGTACCTCCTGTTTATGCCTGTTTTGCTTTTCTTAAATCAATGACTTTGTTGCTTGGTTCATAGATTTCCCCAGTGTCCGGATCAAAGGCTTTCTGTGGCTCTTCCTCATCCTGATCAATCACATCATTGACACTCATCTGCCCCGGAATCTGGTTAAAAATCTCGATCGCTTCAACCTCTCCGGTACGGAGATCACGTCCCATACTCAGGGCTGTTGTAGCTCCAAGCTCTGGTGCAAGACTTAACTTCGTTTCAACTGTAGTTGATACAAAATTTCTCTCATCGTTTGGACGAAGAGAGATTGACACATTAATCTTTCTTACCTTCTGTGCATCAGTGTTCGGATCCTGAATATTTTCAGTAACCTTTTCTAATGCTTTGTTGAGCTGTACTGAAAGTTTCCCTCCTGCAAACTCTTCCAAGTTAAAATGTTTCATCGTGTTGCTCCTTTCTTTTATTTAAAGAACTGCTGTGGTTCTTCTTTTTCTGTTTCGGTGGGAATTGGCTGTGGTTCTTCTTTAGGAACCGTACTTTCCGGTAAATCTTCCTGCTGCATCATTGGAATCTTTTCATCTTCCCTTGTAACAAAATACTGCTGTCCGTTTTCTGGTTCTGCATAACCGCTTTCTTCTGCAATATACATACCACCGAAAGTTGAAGGAAAAGCTTCTCTCAATGCCTGAACCAATGCCACTTTTCTGATCATTGTTGCCGGCTTTGATTTCCACTGGCTATTCAATGTTCCATCTTTTTTTCTGCCTGCGTATTCATCAAACGCAACTTCTGCTTCATATGCATGTGCCTTATCTTTTCTCCAGACTTTCGCCCATCCACCAATAACTTCTTCTGTAGGCAGACGAAAACTTCCGGATCTATGAATAACCTCACCGTCTCGACTATCAACTACGATGATCCCTGCTTCAAATCCATCGTAAAATTCATTCTGTTCTGCTCGCTTCATATAAGCTTCTTTTCCGACTACCATTGTTGCCGGTTCGTTTCCGTACTTAATACAGTACGCTTCTTTTACCCATGGATTTAAACCACTATGCTTACACAAATTCATAAACATAATGACTTCTTCCATTGTCACACGTTCTTTATTTCCAGAAATCATATAATTCTTTATAATCTCTGGTGTTAATTCAATTTTGTGTCCAGCCACCTCATATGTTGCAACCTGTGCGTTCTGATACATGTCGGTTCTTTTCTTTGCTAAACTGTTTCCAACTGCCATCTTATAATTCCTCCTGACTTATGATTTCAAATTCTTCACATGTTTTCTTAAGAATGCTGATCTTCGCATTCGCTTCATCAAAGTTGTGCTCTTTTACAACACAACGAAATGTAATCGCTAATGTTCTTTCTCCTGTACGTTTAGGTTTAGGAACTTCTGCCGGTTCTTTTGGCATCTCTGGTTCTTCTTTGCTTTCGCCAGCAGATATCACTTTCTGCGCTTCTTCTTTTAACTGTTGCTGTCTCTGCTCTTCCTTCTGCTTCTGCTCTTCCTCAAATAAGGCTTTCTTCTTGGCGGTCTCCTCTAACTTCTGTTTCTTCATCATTGCAGCGTTCAGATCAAAAGCTTTCAGATATTCTTCTTTCATTTCAAAAACATAAGGACTTGTATCTGCATTGATTACTTTCAGATCGCTGTCAACTTTATCTCTGATCCCTGCGATCTCTGTTGTGACAGATTTCAATGTCGTTGATACATTTAACCAAGAATCCTTATAGATTTTTTCAAATGGAACCGCGCGATCAAGATCACCGATTGTCTTTTGATAGATCTCTTTGACCTTTTCCAATTTTTCCTGTCGTACCGCTTCCTCGTATCCTTTGATCTGTGTATCGATATTAGCAACTGCCTGATTGACGATACCAATCAATTCTTTCTCCTGTTTTTCAAACGCTGTGTATGGCTGCATGACCTGTTTTTTGATTTCTTTTCGTTTGTCTTCTAATGCAGTCACAAACTTATTAAGCTTTGCGCGATCCTTTTTGGCATCCTTGATCTGATCTTCTGTATAGACCAGATTCATATAGTCGTTTGCTTTCTTCTGAATTTCTGTTTTTAACTCTTCATAATTCCAGTCAATCTCTTTCAGGAATCCTTCTTCCTGCGGATTGTATATCTTAAATTCCATGTATTTCTCCTTTATTGATTTCTGTTATAAGTGCGCCTTTTTAATCACCTCTTCACGAGTCATATTTAAGATGGCTTCAATATGTTCAACAGTCAGGTTATTGCCTTTTAAAATCTCCACAATTTTATTTACAATAGCCTGATTTTCTTTTTTCTTTTCTTGAATCTCTTTCATATATTCATCGTATCGATTCATAACAATTTCTCCTTTTAAATTTCTGGAAGAATCAAGTTCGGTTGCTGTCTTTTTAAAACTTTCTGCCAGAACTCTTCTTCCGCTTGTTTTAATATCTCAATATCTTCTTCTACATCTGATCGCTCAATATGATAATCTTTTGTTTGTAGCTGGATCTGCCCTTGCCACACTGATTTAAGCTGTGCTCTCAACTCCACAAATGAATATTCTGTGACAAGCAGATAATGCAATATCTGGATGTAATAGTTGTCCGGAATCTGATCTCTCCATTTTTCACGCTGCATGCTTTGCAAGATATTAGTTGTCTTGATCTCTAAGATTCCCCTTCTTCCATCCTGATCGGTCAGCTCTCCGTCCAAGGATGCATGTGCCCATTGATACTTTTCATTCCGAATCATGTTGTCTCCGAAGTATTCAACCTTGTATTCTGGATGGTCAAGAGCAAATAATTGTCTTAGCAGCGGCTCTGCATCATGTCCATACTTCACATAATCCTTATCTGAAATATCCGGAGCGATCCGCTGTCCTGTTTTTTCTAAATAAAGATCAGTGTTGGTTTTATATGGATTGAGTCCTAATACCGCAGATGCATCAGATCCACCGATTCCGTGTCTGGCATTTAACCAGGAATCAAAGGAATCGAACTGGATCCGTTTGATTCCTTTGCTGATCTCAATCTCCTGCATCTTTAAACCTCTTTCCCAATTCTTTTAATTTAGGAAAGACAAGATCAAACTGTTCTTCTGACATTCCACAAAACTCAATTCCTGCATTTCCATACTTTTCTCCAATAATCAAGGCATTACCAAGAATCGGGTATCCATGGCGATCTGTCTCATACAGCCATGAAGCTATCTTATTTAATTTGGTTTTGTCACAGTGAAAATAAAATTCTTCATCAACCAACATGCTTACTTTTGATCCCGGCACATTTTTAATCTCAATTCCTGCACCGATCTCTGTATATAATCTCTTGGGCTGTACGTGTTCAATTAACTCACATCTGTTTCCAATGTGTTCTTTCAACTTTTTCCATGATTTAAGTCCCTCATCTGGATATTCCAGCTCTTTTACCTCATTATCAGTTTTGATCAGAATCATCTTTCCCATTGTCATTTCCTCTTCTTTCTTCTAATAATCCCATTAATTTTTCTTTCAGATACTTTGCTTCGTTCATACAGTGCTGATTATCCAGGAACAGCATTGTACTGTAATCAGGTTGCTGTTCTGCATTAAAACCATTTTCCCAGATCCTAACGCTTAGCACTGCGGTAGCTCCATGATATTCAGCTTGTACACATGGAACACCTGGTTCTCGCCAATCTATAGTTCCATCTGTCATTTCTTGCAGCTGCAAAGATAGATCAAAGATCTCAACTGCTATTTTTCTGATTTCACTTTTCTGACGATCTATGTTATACTGTTCTTGTCTATTTAACTGTGTGCCTAATGGAGTTGCCGCTCCGTGGGTACTTTTTTCTTTCTTATTCATCAAACCTCTTCACTCCTTCCTCAAATACTACTGCTGTGATCAAACACACTGCAGCTAATTCTTTAAAGATTCCACATGCGATCAGCACTGCTGCTGTGCAGATCATTGCTTTTGTTTCTGTATGCATCTTTATGCTCCTTTCTCTGGTCTCCATAAGATTCCTGTGACTTCCCAGAACAGCTTTGGACTGATGTAATAGTTCGTCCTGCTCTTTCCAGTTTTTCTAAATGCGTATCCGATTGGAAGCCATCCGGCTTCAATGCCTGCCCTTATGAAGCAAGCATCTTTCCCCATCTTCTCTGCCGCATATGCTATCGGTACATTTCCTTCTGGAAACTGCTCTGGTGCATTTGCATATGCTGCCAAGATTCTTAGATCTTGTCTTCTGCTCATGTCTTTCACCTACCTTTCTTCAGATGGCTTAACTCCCTGCCCGATTAAGTGTTATTTTTAATTAACCAATTTAGGGAGGATTTCGGGGGGGGGTTGCGTGTATCGGACAGAGAATTAAGCCATCTGCTATTATTCTGTTGTCTTTCTTCCATATATCTCCTATACTTAAATCACAAGGCACTGCCATGCCTGAGTATTTACGAAAGGAGATTCTTATGAAATACGATAAAAAACTTATGACTTCTAAAGAATTATCAGCTGTTCAAAAAACTTTGGATCCATACAAAAAGTTCACACAACCATTTGATAAATATTCTAAGTTTTATGCAAAAGCTTTTGCTGCTCAATCCATTGCTCGCAAAATGCAATATGAAGCTGTTTTAAATTCTAAAGCTGTACCTGTTGGTCTTAAGAAATCCATGCTTACACCATCAATTAAACTTTCAGCATGCATAATAGATACATATTTAAACAGTTCTTCTATCCGTAGTTTGCAGAAAAGTATACAGAAACTTCAAAATACATATACTTCTTCTGTTCAACAACAAGCTATAGAATTAATAACTGTTTCTCAAAAACTATTCTCTTCTGCCGGCTATCCAACAACCTATACTATTGAAGATTTTGTTTTTGATGATGATCATGTTGCTGTCCCTGTTGATTTTGCGGATGCAGTTTCTGAAAACCTAGAAGATCCAACTCCTGTTTTTGAAAACAGCTCATCCAAAACTAAAACAATCAAAGTAAATACATTAATCGCAATTTTGAATTTAATTCTTTTAGCTGTAAATACATATAATGGTTTTATCTCCAATCAGCTCCAAGCTGAATCCAATAAAATTCAGATTGAATCTAATAAAATAGCTAAAGAACAACTAAAATTTGATAAAAAATATAAACAAAAGGAACTAGAACTAAAAATACGGATTAAGTATAGAGCAGGATAG